TAATCCCGCGATGATAAAATCGCAGTGCGATGCTAGATCATCCAATAATGTGATATATCCTGGATGCCATACATCGAACATGCCGAAGACCATCCCTGTACATATATTGTCTTCTCTAATACGTTCCAATGTCTCTGTTAACATCAGATGACCTTTCCTTCCATAAGTTCAGAGTGGAGTTGGTATGTTTCAATCACCTCTACCACTTTGGGTGTAAACCTTACCAACTCTACGTCTTGTAAATACGCCATACTCTTTCGAGCATAATAACCAGTACCATTGTGCGACTCTATAATTTTGCGGTGCATGACGATATGTCTTTCAGCATTGACTTTTTTAGGGTAGACCTTGGCATCATCAAAGTCTACCCATTCAGGATTCATACCACAATTCGAAAACTGTTTGGTAGTCCTATTCCTTATCATCCACATTAATGTATGATGCTCGTACTTAGTGGAATCTGTTTAATGATCTCATCTCTGATCGTATTTACATCAGCAGTATGATCTGCTATATCGATATGATCCAATTCATCCAAGCATACAAACAGAGTATCATCTTTCATGATTGCCTTGGTATTATGGTGATGTCCAAAGATCCAAAGCTTTGGTGGTCTCTGAGCGTACAGCGCCTCAAGAAGCTTACCAGTTGAAGATGGCAACATCTTCCAATCATTCGCCATAAACATTTGCATAATCGAATGTGGGCAATCATGGCTAATAACCAACTGAGGCATCCTACGAACCCATGCCGTATAAGCCTTATTCATTTGCTCAGTATTAAGCTCCTCTTCCCTCCACCAGCTTACTCCCTCTGTTCTATATTTCTTATCTACAGAAAGAGCTCCTCTAATGAAGAAGAATTCGAAGAGGCCTTTGCTGGGATCACCAAGATGTCTATGACCATAGTTACCCAATGCCTGAGTAGGCAGATGATCGTAATCATCGTGATTCCCTGGAATGAAAACATGGCTCAAGGGATTTACACTATGAATATGGAAGTACGTGTCCTTGAAACCCATGTCACCAATTTGGATGGAGTAGTCCGCATCCTTGATTAGCTCTTTGTATTGTCTGTGGTGACCATGAACGTCACCAATGATTCTTAGCATTTCGTCTTCTCACTATTAGAGGGCCTATGATCAATATAATCATAAGCCCTCGGGTTGTATACTACTGTACGAATTCTATTGCTTTTATGTATCGCTTTTTCAGGCTTGCTTTGCTTGAGAAGTCTCGCTTTCTGTCTTGTCTATCCAAATGGTCTTCGATATCTGCATGCTTGACCGCTTTGGCTAGTTTACCATGAGCTGCAGCTCTCTTTACGAAAGCGATGTAGTTTTCACCAGGCTTCTTTGTAACAGCTACAATAGCACCGATGATATCCTCAGGGAACCCTTCCTCCCTCAACTTCTCCACTGTCATCTCTGTGTCCTCAAGAATGTCATGGAGCCAACCCACGATCTTTTCTTTTGGATTCGCCAGCTTCTTAACCACATCAGTAAGGTGGTGTCTGAAATAATCATTGCCAACCTTGTCTGTTTGGCCTCGGTGATATTGCTTAGCTAGATCACGGGCCTTGTTGACAAGATTGGATTCTGTTAAAAGCATGACGTCTCCCTAGTTAGTGTACCATTAGTATACCGATAGTGTGACTGCCATTACACCTCGCCGCAGTAATGGTGGGCACAGCAGGACTCGAACCTGCGAATCTCCTCCTTGTAAAAGAGGCTCCATAGCCGCTAGGAATTATGCGCCCGAATTAAGAATTCTCATACTATCGTTGGGAAGGGCATTCCCACCTTTGGACATAGATCATTATATGCTTCATACAATCTATTTAACTCTTCCCTGATCAACATCATTTCTGATTCAGTGAGCTGATAACCAAAGGACTTGTTTTTCGATTCATCATATGATCGAAACAATCTCTGTAGCTCTTCCACATTAGTCGATTTGTCTACCATTGAGAACCTTTCATTATGGTGGCCCTGAAGGGAGTCGAACCCTTACTGAACACGTTTTGAGTGTGCTGCCTCTTCCATTGGGCTACAGGGCCATGTAATAACTATTCTGTTAGTAATATGGTACACGCGATGGGAGTCGAACCCACATTAGCCTGACTGAGAATCAGGGGTCCTAGACCATTAGACGACGCGTGCATATTATGGTGGGCCCTCTGGGACTTGAACCCAGGACCAATCGATTATGAGTCGAACGCTCTAACCAGCTGAGCTAAAGGCCCAGAATAATGATCGCTCTGACCAGGTCGCTCGACGTTCGATATAGGAAGCCCTCCGGCACGTGCAGCCAAGCCTCCTTCAGTTCCCCTATTTGTCGCCCTCATTGCAGAGCAATATGGCGGCCAATGAGGGATTCGAACCCCCAACCTACGGTTTCGAAGACCGTGGCTCTAGTCCATTGAGCTAATTGGCCAAGTGGTGGGGCAGGTGGGATTTGAACCCACTATCACTCACTTATAAGACGAGCTCCTATACCAGAATTGGAATCTGCCCTACATGTTCTATGGTGGGGATGACGGGAGTCGAACCCGTAACACACAGATTTTAAGTCTGCTGCCTCTTCCATTGGGCTACACCCCCATTATACTCGTGTCACCTTCTCTGTCTTATATATAGCACCAATGGTATCGAATTTGACAGAACCTTGATATCTAATCAAAACAAGTACGTAATGTGAATCGATGCTGTGCCTTTTGAGCATATCGGCAAGCCACGGAGAAGTTTCAACCGCCTTGTATGTCAAGCGATAATTACTAGACTCAGCCATTATAAATTCTTCACCAGGCTTCATATCCATAGCAGTAAGCGACTCTGGTTCTTGCTGTTCATATGAAAGTTCTGCTCCACATACGATACAAAAATTGTTTTTGCAGCCTTCGCAATAAGTCCTGCCACAACAAGAAACTTCTCTATACTTTATGGAACTTCCGTGTCTGTGTAATGTACCAAGACCTTCATATATCATGACATAACCTTTTATGAAATGGTAGGGGATGCTGGATTCGAACCAGCGACCACCGGTTTAGAAGACCGGTATTCTAGTCCACTGAATTAATCCCCCAATATATTCTTCGTTGTATGCGAGGCTATAATGGACTTCCTTTATTTCCCATCCTTATGTATATCTATAATCCACAACGGTGTAAAAGTATACCAAAACCTGCTTGAGAACCATTGTTTAAGCCGCTTTACAGAGGCTCTAAGAGCATTGAATCTCTGCTCCACATGAATATATGGATGGAGCCAGCAGTGGGATTCGAACCCACGATCTCCCGATTACGAAACAGGTGCTTTATCACTAAGCGATGCCGGCATTAATATGGAGGACCAGAAGGGAATCGAACCCTCAATGTGTCGTTAACTGTTGCTAGGTTAAAAGCCTAGTGCTGACAACCACTATCAGCGTCTGGTCCACAGTGATAAAGTCGCCAGCGCTGGTGCTTGTTATCCAGCTTTCGGCTCGGTGACGTCTGCAGTACGTCCAAGCAAGGCAGATCATAGTTCATCCTGAATCTGAAGTCACTGGCTATTATGGTTGCAGGACTGGGTTTCGATCCCAACGTCTCGGGGTTATGATTCCTGAGTGGTCGCCAGACCTCCTGCATCAATTTTAGTATACCGAGAGTTCTCTGTTTCCACGTACAGGGACCGCGGGTTGCACGTGACACAAGACCATTCCGCTTGCGGGCGGGAGAATGTAAGGGCGGTAATCGCATCTACGTAGCTTCGAAACTACGATCATCTCGGTAACATCATTTACAAAAACAATGAAACAATAGATCCAATACTGAATGCAACTCCAGCACAAAGTGGGAGATATCAAACACCACAGAAATCATAGAATCTATCATTCAAACTATCTTGTTCCACTAGAGCCTCCTTACGGTTTAAACTTCTTCACGACTGTTGTCACGACCTCAGCTTCGTCAATGATATGAGGATATAGATTTGCTGTATCCACAATGTCAAAAAGCTCAGCCATAATCTTCAAGTTCTCTTCATAAGTCCGTGTGGTCCATTGGTCCATAAACCATTTGATCTCTGCTTCATCACAACCACTCTGCTTCATAGCATTTCTGGCTGTGGCCATCAATACGAAAGCATTTCCATCAGGACCTGAAAGATCGATGATTAACTGAGGCTTATTCATTGTAACCTTTCTTTGTTATGGCGCAGTGGGGAGGAATCGAACCTATATCATTTCGCTATTACCTGTCGGCAATCCGCCATCGCAGGGGTCATATGTATTTCTCTACTGACGGAAAGTAGATTCACATACGAACTGATATAAAATGATAGCCGACCTTCTCATAGATAATGAGGCGCTCTACCACTAAACTACCACCGCACAAAATATGGTACACGTGAGGGGACTCGAACCCCCATCGACGAGAGTGAAAATCTCGCATCCTAGTCCAATTAGACGACACGTGCATATTAACTAGCGGGGTTCAAAAGGTATCTCGAGATTTCCTCTATTCCCCCTTACCAACGACTTAATCCTTCAGGGATTCGAACCCTATTTTCCCCCTCACGGCAACATCCCCATTATGGTGGGCGCCAAGGGTAACGATCCCTTTATCTTCCGCGTATCAGACGGAGGCATTTACCATTTATGCTAGACGCCTACAGTACTTTTTCTTGCCTTGCCAACCCCAACTCTCTGTCTTAGAACCTTTCATATTATGGCGGAACCGAGGGGCCATGATCCCCCACCTACTCCCGTGACAGGGGAGTGCTCTACATTAAGCTACGATTCCATTTTCTTTATCAATTTACTGTATCGTCTCTATGTGTCGAGTCGATAGTCAAATCTCTTTTGCAATGTTGGTCATCAGTCTGCCGAAGAGCTATGGCAGTTCTGCCTCTTTTCAAAGTGTATGGTGTATAGTTACCACCATATTTTGACCAAGTGAATTTGTCTCCTTTATATGGGAGACGTTTAACTTCTACAGTATCCATGATTATTCTCCTTACAACTAATATAATCAATTTCTGGACAATTGTAAACTACTTTGCATCTTTTGTGCCATAGACGATATGACCCATATAGATCTGGATGATGAAGAAGAATCCGGTTACGAACCAGCCGGCAGCGGCCATCAATGTAACAATGCCGATATCATAAGTTATGTCAACCCAACGTGGAACTGGGCGAGCGCAGGCCATTTTCCGAAACACCTCCAGTATCGCCTCTTTCTTCTTTTTGATATCATCTGTCTCATTAAATCCGGTAGTTTCTTCTTCTACCAGGTGGGCAATTAACTTCGCAAAACCTATCATACCACCAACGATGATGGATATGAAGATTGTCCACCAAGCATATAGCCAAGCTATATTGCTAGCCCAACCTATATCATATACTGTCCCTGCGACCATCGAGGCGGCGAATAATGTATTCATAACTACCCACCTGAAAGCTTTACCTTTTTTCTTAGCCATTCCAACCTTTCTGTATGGCGGAGAGCCAGGGAATTGAACCCTGTGTGCCTTTTACAACACGACAGTTTAGCAAACTGCTTAGCAGACCAAATGCAATGCTCTCCATTATTATGGCGGAGGCGTAGAGAATCGAACTCTAGACGCAGTGTTTGCTACGCAGCCGGGTTCAAACCGGTGTCCTCGTCCATGCCGGACCACCTCCATTTACAATCTTTCTTAAATGGCTCCTGCCCAGGGAGTCGAACCCCGAACCGGTCGGTTAACAGCCGACTGCTCTGCCATTGAGCTAGACAGGATCATGTAGTGGCTGGCCTCCAAGGATTCGAACCTTGAATCGACGCCTTCAGAGGACGTTGCATTAGCCGGTTATGCTAGAGGCCATCATTCTTACAGCAGTGGTAGATCTCCAATCAACTGCTTGATCAAGTCTGAATCACATGGACCAAGTGATACACCAACCAAAGTATCTACGATAATCTTGTTTGAGTCCGATACGTTCATCTGAACCGTATCAGTCCACTTATAACGAGGCACCTTACCGTCAGGATCGCGGCTGATGATATCTTCAAGGACCTCTCTGTTCGGCACCTTATGGACGAAGATGTATGGATCAGTCAGCCACGGCAAAAATTCATGCCATTCTTTTGGGTCCATAATCTGCTGCCTCATACACTCAGCGTGGATATGAGCCACTTGTGCTGCCATCAACCCTGGAGTAAAACCAAGGTCAGTGCGGATCAGGATACTCTGTCGCAGGTTTGCCATTTATTCGTCCACCTCCGTGTAACCCTTCTTGTGCTTCTGCTTTCGAGAATAATGCTGACGATCTCCCTTGGAAGCGTGTGGCTGAGTTGCTCTTCCACCCTGGCCTCTGCGAATCTGTCGTCTGAGTTCCTCGTAATCGATACCAACTGCGTCCATGGTCTTCATGGTTTTTCCTGTGTAAAAGTGTGTAGTCTAAATATAACCATTTGTACTGCGATTGTAAAGGCTTTTATATATAATCTTCAACCCCTTTTTCATCACCATCATCTTCGAGGCAGTTCCAGGGAGTGGAACCATACCACTGTGGGTGCTCTTTCAGATAATCACCATCCACTTCGACAACATCGACCTTTTCGACAACATCGACCTTGCCTGGGCCCGTGAGCCCGAATTCCTCGTGCAAATATTCATGTCGAACGAAGTGTTCGGCTTGGGCTGGATTTTCTGCAACCACTGCAGCCTTGACGATTGTTGATACCATGAAACACTTCAACGACGGTTCGGCTGGTGTGAGCGCCTCATCTTTGGCTGGAATCGATGCGATCAGCTTATCCCTCTCTTCAGGGTCGAGTGACGCGATCCACTCCAATGCAACCTGCTCAAATGCCTTCACGTAATTTGCATCCTCCGTATCAGTAGCCATTTTCAATCCTATGATTCGGGTCCGAGGAATAATTCATCCCAGCAGGCGTCGGAGCACATCCCCGAAATCCACTGTTCGACATCCATGCTCGTTCCGTAGATCGATGCGAGCTCATGGGTCTCAAAAGTTGGAACGTATTCACGCCCGCAGTGAGGACACTTAAGAACCGCATTCAATTTCGTTTCAACCATTGTGCCTCCATATCCATTAAACCTTACATACTAAATATAGGCAATTTTGAGGGTATCGTAAACGTCTTTTCGGAACTAATTAACCTGTCGTAAATCCAATGTTTATGATGACTTATGGAAGCCCCCGAGGGATTTGAACCCTCACCCCGCACGTTCAAAGCGTGCCTATGCTACTTACACCAAGGGGCTATATGGTCGGGTGCTCAGGAATCGAACCTGGCTAGCGCAAGCGCTGGAGGGTTACAGCCTCCAATGTATCCCAGTACTCACCCGTTATGGTGCTCGATGTAGGACTCGAACCTACGAAATCACCTGTATGTCAAACAGGTCCCTTAGCCACTAGGGTAATCGAGCATATGGTGCTCATGACTGGATTCGAACCAGCGATCCCGAAGGAACAACGCCCTCAACGTTGCGCGTATACCAGTTTCGCCACATGAGCATATTCATGATATTTCAGGTGTATGCATCTTTTCATCATACGGATATATTTCAAAGAAGTACGAAAATCCTTTGTACTCAATTGCATAATCCAATATGGCCTTACATACGACCTTATTATAGAACTCTTCTATAGTCATCGAAGGAGTGAGAGTACCGCCTAACTTTCTGGCGAGATCTATCTCATCACGTATCTTCGACTTCCTTGTCATTGAGAGTCTATACATTTATTACCTTTATTCAAATAAATGGAGCCGTAGGTGGGAATCGAACCCACGATCTCTTCCTTACCAAGGAAGCGCCCTCACCTTGAAGACCTCTACGGCAATTTGTAGATATCGTTCTGTCGAATATAGTCATAAACACCAGCAGAAAGTAGATGTCTAATGCTGAGACCTTTTCAATTCTATCTCGTACCTCTGATGAAGAAACCTCCATTATGTGGTAGCCCTGGAGGGAGTTGAACCCCCTAGCTCTGGTTCGTAGCCGAAGCGCCTCAATCCCTAGGCAGGGCTATAGTCAATATCGAACTCAAACAGTTTTTAATGCAATTGGCCTGAAAAAATTAATTCAGTTGATACTCAGAGCCACGTAGAGGCTTGCATTGTTCTGAGTGGTTGACCGACGGGACTCGAACCCGCATACTCTCGATTCACAGTCGAGAACCTTAATTCCTTTAGGCTACGGTCAACACGGGTGAGGGAATTGAATCCCTCAATATGGCACGGGTAGTAGGTATCGATCCCACTGCGATCGGGTTTGGAATCCAATCCGCTGGCCACAGCTTACCCGTATATTTCTATTTGATTCTCTGCTCTTTTCTTGGTACCGCTACTTCATCTCTCTTAAAGAAGAAAACATATCCACCGTAAAGTAAGACAGCGGCAATACCAAGATACAACATCACATCACTTCCACCGCCACTTACTCCAACCGTTACTCCTTCAGTAACTCCATTCATAACCATATGGTGCCCATGGTAGGATTCGAACCTACAACACACAGCTTCTAAGGCTGCTGTCTCTTCCAATTGGACTACATGGGCATATTAAAGCGGAGCTCTATTCCATTAGGCCATCACACCCGAAACGGACAGAATTGAAACACTGAAAACGTGATAAGCGAATCAGACGTTCAATTCCCCTCCTATCATTTGAAGCATCCGGATGGTGGCCGGAATCTCTTGGCGAGCGAAAGTCGCCAAGGCTCTGTCTACCGATATTTGAGCTATGCTTCATAATGGCTGGGGAAGTAGGACTCGAACCTACGTACCGTTTTCAACCGGTCGACCGCATTAACAGTGCGGGGCATTGCCAACTCTGCCACCTCGGTATATTTCTGTGTCTTCTTCAAGATCAATTTCATGACCACATTTGCATCTGAAGTATCTGCCAGTGTCATCAACTCTTCGGTGACGATGGATCCAGTCTTCGTGGAAATTGCAGCCTTGATCTTCTTTCATGATAACCTTTCAATAATGGCTGGGGAAGTAGGACTCGAACCTACCTCATTTCCGGTTAACAGCCGGACGCTATCGCCTGGACAGCTCTTCCCCAATATATTATGGTCAGGGTGGAAGGATTCGCACCCTCGGCTTCCTCGCCCCAAACGAGGCACTCTACTGGACTGAGTTACACCCTGACGTATTCTTGTATAATACTCTCAACTAGAGAGCGGTGCTTCGAATGATAGTACTGATGATGGTTTGGACAAATTGGAACCAAATTCTTTGGGTCGTGATTTGTTTTATCGCCATCTGCATGATGAACCTCCACTGCAAGTTCTTCGCCGCATACTATACATTTCTTTTCATGGTGTGCAAAACATATCTTCCTATAGTTCTGGCCTTTCCAACAGCCATTATTTTCTCCACTACGAAAATATTTATTGGAACAGGCATAACCACATGTCTGCTTCTCTTTAGGACAACCTTTTTTTGCTTCAAATTCATCCCCACAAACCGGACAATTCTTCTTTATCCACGGATACTGTGGGTTCTTCGTATATTGATTGGCCATTGCATTCCCCTTTCGCAATAAATATCATTGCCTAAGGTTTGGAATACATCCAAATCAATAGCACATATTATGGAGGCCCCGTTGGGAGTCGAACCCAATAGGAAATCGCTTTGCAGGCGACCCGCTTGCCGTTGGCTTCGGAGCCGAATATTTAGGTTACTTTATCATCCGTCCTTTGGCCACCACAGCCGCAGGGTTGAGAATCAATTTCGCCTGAGGTTGGACGTCATTCACTGGTTAGGATCCTAACTACTCAGCCTCAAATCGTGTGGATCAAGGGACTTAAACCCTTGTAGAGGAGATACATCCTCCATTGCATCGTAGCAATTAACTACGGTGGCCGCTATCATGGCATCCCAATTATGGTGGAGAGTGGGAGAATCGAACTCCCATGGCTTCGGTGCAAGCGAGGCGTGTGACCCATCAGCAACTCCCCAAATTTCGAGAGATAAGATACCGAAATATCTAATAGGCGTCCCTATGACAAAATTATCTCCCTCGTCCTGTATGCTCTCTGTCAGGGTGGCAGGATTCGAACCTGCGTATTCTCGATTCCAGGTCGAGACGATAGCCGGACTTTCGTTACACCCTGACAGAGAGCACAACATATCCGTCGTAAAATGGCCAGCAGATAAACATCGAAGAATAGGGTCATGAGCCCCGAGGGTCTTTCCTCGTCCGCTAGTATGGAGCCGTCTCTCAGATTCGAACTGAGTATCTCTACTTTACAAGAGTAGCGCAAATCCTAATTTGCTTAGACGGCAAGTTTGCCAGGTGTCCTATACTTAGACGATAGACTGCGAGCTAGGCATTTCTCCTAACATTTCCTGGACCAATGGAAGCGGGCGAGGTTGCTGCCACCTCTAGCTACCCGGATTATGAGTCCGGGAGGATCACTGGATCTACCCGCGGATCGTACTGTGACATTACATCCGCCACGTCTTAAGTGCCTGAAGATGTGGAGTCGAACCACTTGCGAACCTGCTCGGCCAGCGTCCTTTGACGGAGCCTCTGAGGAATCGAACCTCTTTCATCCCGTGTCCGCGGAGACATTAGGGAAACCACCAACGGCGTCTTCAAAATATGGAGGGGTATACGGGAATCGAACCCGTCTATCTTGGTTGGAAGCCAAGCATCTTATACCGATGGATCAATACCCCAAAACTATGATGGAGATGGATGGGAATCGAACCCGCGTCTTCCGGTACTCTGCCACTGAGTTACCATCCCACTTTATGGTGGAGGCCCCGGGAATTGAACCCAGTTGTCTGGTACTTCAAGCCAGCGCATTGACCACAATTGCTTGACCTCCAAATCTCTTTTTGATCCTCAAGCCCCACCATCAGATCATCCAGATTCAGGATTTCTGGTTGCATGGCAACCACATCAGATGCTTGCATCCGATGTCCTCAGGTTCTCACGTCTATGCTCGAGGCCCACCCAGTAAGAGGTTGAGCGCCTCTTTACTTCTTAGTCGGAATACAGGACGCTATCGCCCTTCATTTCCTTTCGAACCACTTCAGAGCGGTACTTGTTCACGCCCTGTTTTCCATGTCGTTCGAACATTCGATGCCAGAACTCCAATTCGGTACTGGACATCTTCCTCACCTGGGACTGCCAGGATTCAACCTTCATGTAGAACCTTTCGCTTAGTAGTTCACGTTTCCGATACCGGCCTGGCGGGCGGAATCGAGCTGCTTAATCAGCGAGGACTGCTTACGATTCGAGGAATCCAGCTGGCCCTTAAGAAATTCAACATAGCGAGCCAATTCCTTTTTCGTGTAGCCATCGAGTTCAACGACACCAGCTTTGCTCATGTCTCTGAACATTTCCTTGTCTTGCTCTACGAGGGTCATTTCCTCTATCCTCTGTCAGTGTCTACCAAAACCTTATACTATAAATATAGGCAATTTCTGGGATATCCTAAACGCTTTTTCGAAACTAATTGAGGACCCTCTCTAAGTCCAATAAAAGCCCTCTAGAACCCTGCTTTTGAGCGCTCTAGAGCTGATTCTAGAGCTCCGAATCAGGCTCCCCGATGTTTCACCCATGGCTGACATCAGGGCAATAAAAAAGGGGAGAAACCGTATGGTCTCTCCCCGCTTATCTGAAATTCAGAGTGGAGCTAAACCATAGTATTCTCGGCGATGGCATTCTTACTATCATGACATACATAGCCGAGGGCGGGCTGCAAGCGTTCGAGCCACAGTCCGGATTCTATCAGCGTTGATGTAAATTGAATAGTAAGCATTTCTAAATTCCTTATAATGGAGCCAGGCCATCCGCGTTAACGAACAACCCGGCATATGTTATGGTGGCGAAGGCTGGTATCGCTCCAGCATCTTGTCCGAAAACCGTTCTATTATATTAAACTACCTCGCCATACGAAGTAAATATAGGCCAAGAATGGCTATTTGTAAACCACTACGTGAAAAAAGTTCTAAATATCTTCCACCAAGGCTGACCACATGTCTGCAGTATGCAGAGCTCGTGAGAGCGGTGCTGACGCATACATCATATCTCTTGTGCGATTCTCTTCCTTGTATAGACCATCATGACCAAGAATTGCTAGATACTCATCGTCTGAAAGTTCGATGCCAAACTGGCCTAACAACCTTACACTACGCTGAGCATGAGTGAGGCCATCCTGCAACTTATCGTTGAAGGTATAAAGCATTCCCTTATTTCTATGCCAGTCAGAAGTCTGAGGTAGATACATAGCCTCTCCTTCTCTAGTTCCGATCTTGCCGATGTCGTGGAATAGACCCACAAGGACGAAACTCTCTTCTGGGATATCGATCTCAAAGCATGCTCTCACCTTGAGGACATTCTTTGTTACCTGGAGTGTATGACCAACAAGGCCGCCGGGATAACATGAGTGATGATCTGTCCTCGAAGCAGCCGGAGCGGTGAAGTATCTATCACCAATCTCTTCTAACATAGCCTTAATCTTCTCTTTGCGATCACCTTCGAAATGCTTTTCGATCAATCCTTCAACAAACTCTATATACTTCTTAATACGTTCTTCGTCTGTCATTACTTAGCCTTTGCTTTTTTCTTCTTACCGTTATCGAACTGCTTACATGATACCAATAGCGAAATGGCTGTTGGCTGCTTGCATCCGAGAACACAACGTTTACATTTATTATCCACCTTACCTTTGGATTGCCAAAGGAGTAGATCATCTGATACTCTATCCTGTACTGTGAGGATATCCTTATGGTTCAATTCAGGCTTGAATTTCACCCTTTGCTTTGAGCCAAGGCGAGTCCATATGCCATCCTTGAATTGTGCCACGAATCCACGTGAAATCTTTGAGAGCCCCAAGCTCTTATATAGTGCCAGTGGGATCAAGTAGAATCTGTCGTTAAGAGGATCGTACACATATCTCTGCTTAGCATCTCTCGGCTTCCTATGGAAGAAATACCGATGAGGCTTTGCCATGACGAGGATAGTTCCTTCAGGGAATTGCTCCTCAACAGCCAAAGGAGCCAGCTGCTTCATGGAGTTGACATTCCGTCCATTAGCAACTGCCTCTTGCTTGTATTCGTTCCTGCGTCTTACGATCTTGAATTTGCCATCAGCCGATACTTCAAAGAATTTCTTATCAGGGATCTTTCCTAAAGCGGCTTTCGGTAGGATTGTAAACCTATCCCATAGGACGTTGAACGCCATATCTTTCATTGGCTTCTTGCTGTTGTCTACAGGATGAATATTATAGAATGTGTTCAACAAAACCTCCTCTGTTAGTAGAGGTATATAAGCAATACTGATACAGCTTTATACTACGCCTTGATGTCTAGTAGATCTCCGTATTTCGTGAAAGCTGGAATCTTAGCAAGCTTTGGTGCCAATTGTTCGACAGCTTTCTTCAAGCCTTTCCAATCATTGGCTTCCTCATACTGATTGCTAGCGATCACCCATACGTCAACCTGCATAGCTGACTGCTTCGTGAAATTGATCTGCGTAGGATGGTGGTCATATGCATAGACGACCATATGTAATCTCCAACCTTGAGGGACCAGAGGCTCTACTTGTTTGGCCAGAGACTTGGTGCCAAAGATCGCGGTCAGCTGTTGATGAAATTCACTTAGGTCACCGTTGAAACTGTCCACGGCTTTAGGAGTTGGCTTCACCTTGAACTTCAACGAAATCATGGGGGACCATGGCTTCATATCTACATCCCAAGTAGCGCCTATCTTTACGTTACCATACTTCTTATCAGTTGTATTCTTGTAGCCCATTGTTGTCCTCCATATTAATGTCGATGTCGTTCCTACTAAATATCAACTAGGAGGTCGATGTGCTAGGTAATTGTTTTGCAAACTCAGACATCCAGGGTTTTATAATACCAGTAGCTGCACCGGGTGTTTGCTTTGCAGTGATGAAATAAAGCGCTATAAGTACATTCATCTGTTTTGGTGTAATGTATTTATTCTTTTCTATGAACGTCCCAATCGATCTAATCATTTCATAGTTACTTTGCTTACCAGTATACCCTGTCATCAAAAAATGAACCATAGCGACAGTCTCTTGAACCTGAGGTGGTGTAAACGATGGGCGAGGTATTTTGTTTTTGACCTGCCAATCCTGAACACCATTTACGCCAAACTTCATAATATGATCTTTTTGCTTGTCCGACATATGTCTGCCTTGAACAAAGGCTTGACTATATAGAGACATAACAAAATTGTTATCAAGATCCCATTTCCCATCAGTACAAAGTCTTTTTGCGATCTGTGATTTGTCACCAATCATTTCACCAAGCTTCTGATATGGAACACCTAAAGTTTTTTCACAGATCTTCGCTGTAACTACTTCCCAGAACTTTGTATAGGCCTTAAGATTCGTATCGACTTTAACATTCTCAATTATTTGTTTATTGTCTGTTGCTGTCATGGCCAATTCTTGAGCCTTTTTCTTGGCAGCCTCAGCCATTGGACTTAACTTCTTCTTCTTGTACGTGGTCCTTGACTTGAATACAGATTTTGCAATAGGTTTGCCATATTTGAATTCATGCGAATATGAAATAATGAAGAAAGCACATTCTTGACAAACTGATAACTCTGCATCTTCTTCAGACTCGCCAACCGGTACCAAAGTATATTGATCATATACCGGAACATCACCCATGGCCGCAAGACCTTGGCGAGTCTGAACAACTTCACAATATTCACACGAAAAAGACACATCATTGATACGAAGTGTCTTCCATACAAATTGCTCAATGTATGAATCTAAAGCTTTCCTGAGTTGCGTATCCATGTCTTCCCTTTACTAGAAGTTTACATGCTTTATAATAACTTGCCCACATAAAGTAAATGCCCCTGGACGCATTAGCAATCCAGGGGCAAATCAACGTTTAGAGGTTCAAGCCCTCCATACGTCTAAAGCGAATAACCACGTCAGACCACCTCCTCTCTATTCACGCTGTACTACTTTTGTGCACAGCGGCTAAGATCTCATCTTTAACAAGATCGGGTTTTTCGAAAACTTCCTTCTCCCAAAAGCGAAGAAGGACCAAACCATTTCTTCGGGCTATCCAGTTTTTCATCATATCATTCTTCTTAGCCTTCAGAATATGATAGCGCTTCTTTGTTGTATCAGCGTCTGGATTGCCATGCCAGAAGTCCCCATCGGTTTCTATAAGGATGGGATAATCCTCTAGCTTAAAATCAAATACCTTCCAACCGTCGATAAAGAAAATAGGATGTTCTGATTCAAATTCAATGAACATACCTTTGAGCATCTTCATCATTTCCAATTCAAGACCAGTACGTTTTCTACCCTTCCTGTTTGGCTTGTTCCTCCAAGCCGATAGGCCCTGTTTCTTCTCCGTTATCCTCTTCTTCTTTTTCGCATATAACTTTTCTTTCGAGTCCATCTACTTTCTCTTTTAGGAATACGATCTCCTGTTCAAAGTTCGATAGGTGATCTGTAAGTTTTCCGACCCGAGATTCCAAAAGAACACAACGACGATGAACAGCGACCATGATAGCTATAGGATCAACATCCAGATCCTCCGTACCGAGATTGTATTTATTATCTCCCGCTCCGACCAAATTTGTCATTTCTTAACCTTTTTTCTTTTCTTGAATAGGAATGATAAGTCGAATTCTGAATCCCTTATATTTTCATTCCTATGGAGCATGACAGCCTCTAATTTGAAGGCTCGTGATTGACCACCAAGATTCTTTGTAGTAGCAAAGCCAAATTCACGATTGATCTCTACTAACCTGAACCATTCTTTCTGGTATGGATAATCTGCCACCTCAACCATTCTACCAAGATCGTCTTCAGTGGGTACCAATTCCTCTGGAGGGTCTACATACTTCAAATACTCGATACCATAGAAATTATCCAGAGGCGCTGTCTTTACCCGAATCCTTTTTTGCTTCTTCTTCGTGAGGATGTTCTCCACCTTCTTTTTTCTTGATTTTCTTTTTACCTTTGGCTTCTTTTCCTTTACCATCAGTTTCATCTCTTTCTGCATTGGTGAATTCGTCGGAACAATATTCGATGGCATTTCTTAATTGTGCATTTTCATTCTCACCATCTTCAGCAGGTGGTACATTGATATGATGCGTGGCATGAAAACTACCATCAGCTTGCTTACCAATCTTGTAATTCTCGGGCATGAGCTCTGTTCCTGTACCTTCTTCTATTTCATGTCTACCACCCAAAGCATTATCAAGGCTTTCCATGATAGCTGACAATGCATCATCTTCACTCATATGCTTACTTCCTATAGGAGTAGAAATATGGTCAACAGAATCATCTGCTATATCTGTAATCGTTAGCTGTTCACCTGTTAGCTCTTTATACTGCTCGAGCAAATCCTGGACAATAGCCAAGATTCCCGCACCGAATGAGGACATATCAGCCACTGAAAGATTGAGATTCTTATCACAACTGAGCACGCGCTCAACATCTACCAGGCCAGAAACCTCTGACACTGTTGAGAAGCCATTCAGTTCATCATGTAGTCTGATTGTCTGATGCTTGATTGTATTGCAGAAGTTGTAGAACCTTACATAGGTTCTGGCAACTTTTTTTAGATTTTCAGGTGTTGTCGTCATCATCATTCTCTTCACCATATTCTACAACTACAAGGTTGAATTTAGGAACAGAGTTTGATAGATCTGATTCTATGTCATATTGATCTAGTAGTTTTGCCATGTTGCCTTCACACTCTTCATACATATAATACATCATCCTACCAAGTGTGCTTGTTAGGCCTTGTTCTTCTAGATGTTGGATAACCAGGTTGGCTACCATCCATCTCCTGAAAGCTTTATTTTGTACCAAGTCCTCATTGGCGAGTAGTGTTGGTACTTCTTTCCGGAGTGCTGCTATTTCGCTTGTAATTTGTGAAGCGATAGCAATGAGTCTATTTTTGAGTACATCCTCATCAACTTCGAGGAGTGCTGGCACGTCGTCCATTTAACACCTTCCCATTAACCATTTCAGTAGTTGAGGCTAACTAATGACACGTTCAAATTCTGCTGGGTGAGCCGGGAGACTGTGACAGCATTGATGTATGCCACTAGTTAGCCTGTAGTATAAATATCTGATACGTCCTAATCTAATACTTCATCTTCATCAACCACGACATATGACTTCGTGTCTGTATTCCATTCGACAGGTGTGAGTTCGTAGTTATCATGCTCTATTGGATTATAGTCAACGAGCTTCTTGTCTATCATCTCACCTACGTATGAGAGTGGAATTGGTATATAGAAATCGGCGGTATTGGGATTGAAAATCATGTTACCCATAAAGGCCTTATTCGTAGCATTCATCTGATCATATAAAAACATCAATGTAGTTTCCATCAAGGCAAACTTTTTACCAAAATTCTTATAGATCACCCTGGATGAGAGCTTCCTATTTGAATAGCCAAGAGCCAAAGCCTTGCTCGTAAAGGCTACAGTAGCGAGTGATTCCTCACTGATGTTGACATGGAAGAATACCCCATTCCTAACATTGACGATGACCCATACTTTGTAGTCATTATCAATGATCGAGTTCATAACGATCTGGGCACTAAGTTGGCCCGGAGTCTTTAAGATCTCTGCTCTATCCTTAGGTGTTTTATTTGACTGTAGCAATTTCTGCTCCGCTACGAGGAATAACAATACCAGTCTGCTCCTCGATCATCTCTGGATTGGAGCATGACTCGTTGAATGTTGCGAACTCTGTTCCTGATTCCCATCTACCACACGAGGCAAACAGACAGCCAAACATGTTCGATAGATAGTCAGCCGAAGAGTAATCGCACTTCTTAATCCTATCACATCCAGGCAATAGACCTTCAGCCTTTTCAAAGCCCATCTTAATTAACTTATCTCTAAGCAACCAGTGTAAGCCAACGATGAACTCTTCTTCACAGAACTTTAACCTTCTACTCATCTGACCAAAGAGTGATCCCCATGTCTGCTCCACCTCATACGAACAACTACGTGACATGAGATTATATGAGTCCTTGTAATGAGCAAGAGAACGTAGGTTCTCTAGATCACGAAGGTTATCAAACACCTTGGTTCTGAACGCAGGGTCGGCTTCAACCATATCATACACATGAGTGTATAGAACATAGTCACCAAAGTCAGCAACCTTATAATCAGTGAACTTTACTCCAACCCTAGCTCTTGAATGCTGATCGAATTGGCAGATGGGTGTGTTGAAGACACGATACCTAACCATGTCTTCATCGCAGTTACCCATTAGAACCTCAAGTTCTTCAACACCTTTTCTGAGCTGCACTGTTCCTTCAACTATCATATGGCCTCCATGAGTTCTTTATCGCTAATATATAATTCGTTGACTCCCCATTCTGCGACAGCCCGCTTTACAATTTCAGGGTTCGACCAAAAAATCTTACCAGCGTAATAACCGATCAATGGGAACTTACGCTCGATGGCATCCACAATTTTCGTATACAAGAGTCTCATATACTCACCTTCTATATCATCGGCAAACTTCATAGCTGAGATCGAAAGGAGGTTCTGCCCGAAGTGATAAGAGTGCTGATAACACTGTGGTAGGAACGCTCTAGCTGACTGCCACGAGCCAGATCCTTTCTCCAATACGTCTCCGTATAGATCCTTGAGGCCTTCGAGTGCAGTGATATCATGAGGCATCTGATCCGTAGGAAATATGTAATCACAATCTATCTTGTTGTTGTCTCTACATCCAATAGACATGAAAGATGTGAACGGAGTATGGGTGTGCCTATCAAAAAGCCATCGCGGCACTCCTCGTACGCGGAAGACAAATTGTACCATCTCTCGTGCCTGTGGTAGTGTATTGTCGGTGAGAACAGCTTTGATAACTTCAAGCTTACCCTCGAGAGGAGTTCTACTCCATTTTTCTTCATAGTCGTTATCTCCCCACGTTGCCGTGGAAGTGACGAACATTGTCTTATATGGATTTGCCGAATAGTCCTCTAGCGTAACTTCAATGTTCTCTGGAGTGAGTGGCAAATACTCCGTGCGTCTTGCTGGTTGCTCCGATGGGAGTGTTCCCGATACAATGCGTATTGCTTCGATTCGTTCATATGTCAACTTATCAGACACCTAAAACCTCCTTGCAATAGCGCTCGAATGTTTCTATCATTAATTCCCTTGTTTCATATGGACCATATCTATCACAGCCCGTTTCATCCCAAAAATACCACCCATCATCGTCTTTATCAAAATTCTGTTCGTCTGGATGTCTCTCTATCATGTCACATATCTATCTTCACCACTTTGCCTTTGCTTTCCTTCGCAAAACCAAAGCTGGATTTATTGGATGGAATAATTACGACGTCACCAATGTTCATCTTGGTTACATCATAAGTATTAAAGAACGTGACGAAAACGGATTGTTCGTCATCTTCGAGGACCACTTTGTAATACTCTCTACGTGTCTTCTTTGACTTCTTGATTTGGATTTCCGATACCAATCCATACAGCATATATGTTCCATCAGCCAAATCGTTTGGTGCTTGCTTAGGACTCATCATATCAGATACCACTGATGGATCAATAGCGTTTACCCTATCCACGAATAACTTGAATGGATGCTCCGAGATATAGAACTGGAGGAGTTCCTTTTCGGCTGCAAATGATTCGGTCTGAGTTGACACAACCTCACCTTCGAAAGCTTTTGTTGCTTCAGCCATTCGAGATTTATATGTGTCGCGTTTCCTCATCGATTTGCATTCAAGGATCTGTTCCAATAAAAGCTTATCCTTTTCGGTCACGGCTGAGAAGAATCCCAATCTACACAGAGCCTGATAGCTTCGCTTACCAATCTTCTTTTCATGAATCATCTCAACCAATTCAAGTGGCCTTTCGACGTTTAGTTCAACAACGTTGTCGATATCATTTGATGAGATACCCTTCACGATATGCAAACCGTAAATGATTCTGTCGTTATCGTAGTCTACTTCAAACCTGTTTGAGACTTCACCCATTTTGAATTCACCAAATTCGACACCTTGACTAATTGCCTGTTTGATGAACCAGCTCAAATCCTCGTTGGTTGAATGATTAAGTAGTGCAGCATAGTACTCCAATGGATAGTGGATCTTCAAATACATCGATACGTAAGCGTTCATAGCGTAAGCTAGTGAATGCGACTTATTGAATGAGTACTCGGAATACTTACCCATAATATCCAACAACCAATCGAGATCACTATCTTCAATGCCAGCTTCTTTAGCACCCTTCTTGAATTTAGCCAGCATTTCAAGGAACCTATCATTCTTGTCTTGGTTCCCCTTGTGCAGTAGCTTTAGCGTTTTTCTACCATCGTCAGCTTCGGCAAGACTGAAGCCACCAATCTGCTGCAGGATAAACATGATCTGTTCCTGAAAGCATGGAACCCCATATGTCTCCTCAAGGATTTCCCATAGCTTAGGATGGATACCAGCCAAGTGTGCCTTGGCCTTATCTACATCAGCCTTGTTACCCAAATAGTCGTCGATACCACCAGCGTAGATAACAGCTGGTCTGAACAAAGCGTTGATAGCTGCAAGATCATCAATGCTTTTTGGTTGTACCTGTCTGATCAAGTTGATCATACTGTCCGAACCAAATTGGAAGATATCCCTACAGTTGCCTCTATAGAATTCATCATACACTTGCTCATCATCGAATTCGCCAGTAAGAATAGTCATTTCAAGATCCTTGATGCCATGCTTCGCTTCAATGAACTTCAATGCCTCATTGGTAATTGATGAGCAATTCAACCCAAGAATATCTAGTTTACAGTAACCAAGCTCACCTACTTCACGCTCATCCCCACCTTCCTGAACACCAGTTACCAATTCACCGGCTGAGTGAATCACTGGAATTTCAGCAGTATTGAGAGTGGTGTTACAGACCAAGATACCCGAAGCGTGTCTACCAACCTGTCTTACCATACCAAGCATTTTGTCACCAAGTTCGACAAGCATCTCTCGGTGCTCACTGATGAATTTCATTAGTTTCGCATTATTCTGTTTTTCGGCAACAGTATATGCTCGATCCAATTCATCGGCAATTGGTAGGTCAGATTTCAATGTATCGAAAAGTCCAGTAAGTTCATTTGACAACTTGAAGTCAAGACTGAATACTCGACACAGATCCTTTACGATTGTTTTCGCTCCAAACTTACCAAAGTTGGCGATGTGACAGACCTTCTCTAGACCATACCTCTCCTTGAGGTATCCTTCGACACCTTTTTGAGTATCAGAGTCAATGTCCATGTCGATATCCGCCGGATCAATCCTCGCCGGATTCATGAATCTCTCGAAAATCAAGTTGTGCTTGATTGGATCAATCTTGGTGATGTCCAATACGAATAGAACCAATGACCCACCTGCACTACCTCTTCCCGCACCAGTGGCTCCTCCTGTAGCGTAAACGTGGCCAGTAAGGATGTCGTCCAAAATGAGGAAATAGTCGACCATGTCTTTTGAGATGATGATCTCGGCTTCATACTTGATCCGTGCCATATATTCATCGACCTGATCTTCAGGAATAAGACCTTGCTCAAGTTTGAGCTTGAACTTTTCACGTAAGTTCGTAAGGAAGATGTCCTTGCTTTCCTTGGCACTATCTGTAAACTTCGGGAAGTTGTCCGGATACTTCGGAATTTCGATATCCACCTTATCACGAATTTCGAATGTGTTATCGATAGCCACGCCAAGAAAGTCTTCATCCATACCATACTTCCTCGCCTGCTCGTAGATATAGTCAATGTCCTTGATGAACAGATCCCTGACCGTATAGAACCAATCCTCAGGAGGGTATGATTCTACCGTCTGGCGTTGCTTGATTACATATAATAGATACTGAATGAACCAATCGTCCTTATTCGCGTAATGATAGTCAAGAGCGAACACCGGCTTAAGGCCAGTACGCTTCCATAGTCGGTGATAAAATTCGCCGACCTGTGCCTGCATATCCAACTCGTTCAATTGAACTTCAAGGTAGAAGTTGTCACCAAACTTATCCGCGAACTTCTTGATCAGAGCCTCAGCTCCTGGCTCATCGCCTTGGAGTACCAATTGATTGAATCGCGATTGGATACAACCTGTGGTGATGATGTTGTTATCATCCAGCTGTTCCCATATCATCTCGGTCGATACAAGCGGCTTCCTATAGAAATTCTCGAAGCCCATGTTCGACAACCTGATCAAATTCTTGACACCCTCATAGTTTCGACAGTAAGCCAAGAAGTGATTATTGTTTGATTCAGAATCAAACTCATCGCTATCATCACCAGCCTCCTTGGCTGCACGCTTAGCATCCCTGAGTTCTTTTTTGGCTTCCTTGAATCTATCAACGTCTGCATGAAACAAATCGTTGATATATAATTCACAACCAAGGATAGGTTTGACTCCTTGCTCCTTACACTCCTTCCAAAACTTTAAGAACGAAGCCATGTTGCCATGCTCAGTAAGAGCTACGGCATCGGCTCCGATCTCTTTTGTTCGAGCTACGATGTCAGGTATTCTAGTAACCCCATCACCAAAGCTATATGTACTATGGCCATGAAGTGGAATGTATGATTCGCGCATTAAATGTCCTTGTGTAGAGAACCAATGTGAACAGTCACATACCCTTTTCTAGGATCGGCGGTGCGCTGTTCCGGTAGTGTATATAATACATCCGCTGCCCTTGCGTATACTCTCAACAAGGTCAAGATATCATATGCAAGGTTGTTAACATGCTGACTTCTGTAATAGGCGTGAACGTAAACCATGTTATGCCTATACATAATCTGGATTAATGAGATACAAGCTGCCAACTCATCATTCCCTTGATATTTTGGCTGAATGACAAACTGCCTTGTATTCAGATCATCATGAAGTAGACGTATGCCATTGTAGGTTACGGCTCTAACAATTTGCTTGCGTTCAATCCAATCACCATCTTCAAGAGGCGGGATATCACTATCCTCGGCTATGATATTAGCAGCTACATCAAATTTGATATCGAATGAATAGGTTGCGTTAATGATCTCATTAAATTGCTTATTGGCTATCTCGATTTTTTCACCGTGAAGATCTACCCTACGAGTCAACAGTATGACCTCTGTTAACAAACTCTGCTTATCATAGAATCTCATTGTGATGGCCTCACATCTATAAACGCTCCGCTGACACTCAATCCGGCCAAATCAGTTGTTGTCATGTTATATGCCCTTGATGCTTCTGCTTCTTTCTGAATGGATACCCAAGTTTTCATAATGCCTATATGATTATCGTAAACATCTTTGCTAGAAAATGGTGCTGGGCCAAAAACGTTCTCATAACGAACTGGCTTAGGACAGTGATCCCTGAGATAATCAGCATCTTCATCAAGAGTGATATAGTCAAAAGGATCTTTACCTGTGACCAGCTTTATGATTTCAAGGTATCTCTGAAACGTTGCAGCTCTACCTCTAGCGAGAATGAAATCCTGCCAATGAAACATAATAACTTTTGTTGTCGATTTCAATTCCGAGTGCTCAAGAACATCGATCATCTTCATAAACATCTCTGTAAAGTACTCGATTCTGAAATAGTCCTTGTAGCCATTTCTGTTAAGAGTCACACAATGTGGCTCGTCGGTATGAATGGCAGTCAAGATTTTCCTTATCTGTGATGAATTATCTTGTGGCTCATCACCATATACAAAAACTGGTTTGATAACCAATAGCTTACCTTTTGGTATCGACTGCTTCACAGCCATTTCGCCTTGATACTTAGTGAGCCCATAGAGTGTTTTAGGATCGATGCGTGAGTTCTCATGGAAATCACCGGGAGTGATATATGTCATATATTCATCAGGGTCAAATACTGCAGTGGTAGAGAAGTAAATAAAGTAAACATCTCTACCCTTGTTCCACTGTCTGCGCCATAGATCAATCATATGCTGAGTACCGGTTACATTTACTTTGGTAGCTATGTATGGATCTTCATCACATTTGTCTGTGTTGACATATGCGGCTGTATGAATGATAACCAGTGGCCTGTCGAGATCAACATCGTCGAGTCTTTTATCCCAATGATCGATGTTATCAGAACAGCATATATCTACTTCACGGTTCTTCACTATCCTCATCGGGTTAAAGCGAGATTGGTAAAATTGATTTGTGAAATATTCAGCGTCACCAGTTGTAAGGCGCAAGACAAAACGCTGTTTCGCCTCCAGTGCTTCAACTATGGCCGAACCTATCATACCACTTTCACCAGTAACCAAGTAAACTGGTAGCTTTGGTTTCTCTTCCTTTTTCCTGCCCCACATTATATTTGGCTCGCTCTTATTATGGATATAATAGTTTCAGCTGCTTCAAGTGCAGAGTGTTTATCTGAATTGTCGACTATCGGTATATCGAACTCTTTATGGACTTTCAGTTCGTTTATGATATTTCCAAATATTCTCTGATGTTCTTCTACTTCTTCTGGTAAAATATCGGTTTCATTTGACGACACTATTCTTTTCTTAAGATCATCCGCTTCAGCAGAGATATATATAAAATGATGTGTCATTCTTAACCAAGCTGGATGCTCTGGAAAAGCAAGGTTGCATAGTTCATTAAAGAATACTCGCTCATCTATTTTTCTTCCATAAATCCTGGCGTATGCGATCTGTGAAATAAATGATCTCACAACCACTAGAGCTTTGCCACCTGACTTTTCTACAAGATGTCTCCGTATTGAATCTTTACCAGTTCTATCTACACCCTCGAGATGTATTACGCATTCTTTCATTTGTTTAACCCCATTACTTCAAGTTCGACAAAACTACCAATAGCAACTAACTCCTTTGGAGTGAATGCACCAAACATCAACAACTTATTCCATTCACCTTCTTCTGCTTCATCAAAAATAAAAGATGCCAAATTAGATGACCCTGATGGAAGTGCTTCATTCCAAAGCTCTGCATCCTTCCTAATACACATCAACGTTTCTTGAGCACTCTCCTCAAGAAGAGGGCCGTCGGCGGTGGTCTCAACTATATAGATATATCCCCAACCATACCTTTCCTTTTTGATGATCAAATCAAACTTGAGATGCTCCCAAGCTTTAATCTCGTGAAGTGCAGCTGGGTGTTCATAGAAGCAAAGTGTGAATAACCTTTTCATATAGTAACCTCAACAAAGTTTTTAATTACGTGTACATCTGGCAGAACACCGGAGACCTCTTCGCCAGAAGGGTTGAATAGATACGAGCGAATACCATTGTATGCAAATTCATTGGCATTCAAGACCTCATCATCTATAGCAAACTCAACATTGGCAGAGCCAAGATGTTCCACTGCGTACTGACCTTTGTTCTCATTCCATATAATACAATCGTATGGTATATTATTCTCGGACAGGAATTTAAGTGTGTCAGCGTAGATTCGATAAATCTTGTCATATGGCCTTGCCGTCAGCAAGACAATTGTATACTCATTACTCTTTAACCAATTCATGAATGTCCGAATACCAGGAACTATTGGTACCTGCGACTTCCTGCCTGATAGTCTATATTCTCTCTTCAACTCATGGAATAGAGTTGGGTTGTGTCGCAAAAAATCCGATGGTTGCTTATCAATCCATTCTTCATCGCCCACCTGAAGAGCAAAGTAAGTCATAAGAGGTTTAGGGTATTGAGCGATGACACCATCAATATCTATAAGAGCTATAGGATGGGTAGACTTCTTGAGTTTTTCGATCGTCTGCTGCTGTCTAAACTTAGCATCTACCACAGTACTCTTTTCATCAAACTTACGAATGAAATCCTTTGTATCAAAACCATTCAATATAGCTATAGCAATGGTATATTTGACAATATCTACAATGTCTTCAAGAAGGTTATCCTGAATGGTTTGTTGATCTGTCGTAGCATGCATCTTCCAATCAAAATTATCAAGCAGACCATTAACCTTTCTGGACATAGCAAGGATATATTCCTTATTCCAGTCTAGCTTGTCACCTTCCAAGCCTTTAATGAGTACATCTAAATCTAGACCTTGAGCTTTGAAGAACTCTTTACCAAAACGTTTCTGTATTCCAAATAACCAATCTATTGGTACATCTTCTATCATAACCAAGCTCTCATTATATCGTGTGCCTCCTTCAGTACGTCGTTGAACTTTACTCCATGCTTCCACTGAGCATAACGCCCAAGGTTCCTTATATGGTTCACTCGCTTCATGTCAATCGAATTGACGATCTGAATGGGAATGTTCTCAAAACTTTTCAATACCGCACAACCCATAAATGGATCGTCAATCTTATCGAAGGCTACTCTTCTTTCAAAGACGTTATAGTCATCGAAAAATGACACGCGATCAAATGAGTTACATGTACTATACACATAAGAATATCCGGCCTTGCGCATTTGATCTAGCAAATAATTTTCACCGCGCTCAGTAACATAAAACGACTTTGGTTCTACTTTCATATCACAACCAAACAAAAGCTCATCAATCATCTGCTGAAAAACTTTGAGATTAAGAGTATTCACCAGCTTCCAATAGCTGTACCTCTTCCCATCTTCATCTGTAATTATACGGAGCTGCATATCTACATGACTAACGTTTTTGTCTATGATCTGGCCGCGGTCTCTACAGACATTAAGCATTCTTGAGAATAAGCCTAAATAACTATGTTCACCAAGATCATCAAATGTGATATGACCAATTTCCGTTTCGCCGGCAGACAAAAAGGTGGATTCATACTCCTTTTTACCTCTAGTCTTTAGAGAGTAGTATCGCTTGAATTTTTCATCGGCTGTAGCAGATACATCAACACCATCATAGTAGCCTACCTTAGCCATGCTGATGATCTGTATTGGGAAACCAAGCCCAGCGCCATGCTTCCTAAAAAAGTCTACGGTTTGATCGTCTAACGTTATAAGTCTAGGGCCAAGTGAATATTTTGAATTCAACTGGCCCATTGGATTTCTATCGAAGAATTTGAATGTAGGATTAAGATATGCAAATGTAATCCCAGCTACACCTCCACCCAAAATGTAATTCTTTGTCATTTAGTATCCCGAATCTATGCGTTCATGATTTTTCTTATTTTTCGCTCTATATAATTCCATGAGCTTTACTGGTGTGATGCCTGACAAGATCATTAGCTCCAGCATCAAATGTACCGAGTCAATGATTTCCTCTTCAAACCCTTCTCTATCATAATCATAAACCTGTGTTTGTCTGTTCGGTCTATTCTTGAGATGCACTACTGTTTCGAATAGCTCTTGTATCACATGAAAGACACATTCCCTATAGACCTTCACATCTTCTTTTTGAGACAGATCAAGAGGATACTTCGGAAGCATTCCAAGACCTCTGTAACGATCCATAAGTGCATTCTGTCTAAGGAACAATTCATCTAATCTGTCAGCCCTGACGGCCGAGTTAGATCCGTCTTTCAAATCAACCATTATATTTCCTCAGTTTAACGTTCTTGATTTGCATCAACTTCACTGCCATATCATGGTCAGCCTTAAAGTCTAGTGACCGATAATCCGTTGCATATACAACCTCACTTACTCCAACCTGTACCAAGTGCTTCGCGCAACCAAAGCAAGGCAAGAATGGAACATACATCGTGGATCCATCCAGCCTATGTCTCTCGGCAAACAGAAGTGCATTCATATCGGCGTGAATGATGTTATCATACTTCTCAGGTCTAGTAAGAGGAAATTCCGTGACCGAAGCACCAGCTGGCAATGAGTTGTAACCTGTACTGACGATACGGTGGTCTTGATCTACAATTATACAACCAACTTTTGTGTCCGGATCTTCTGACCTCTTCGACACAGCTTCCACTATACCAAAGAAGTACTCATCCCATGATGGTCTATTTGGGTTGTGCTTTTCCATCGCTTCCCTTAACTTACTTTGTTCTGATGTTGGGAGATGACTATAGGCATGAGTAAATGCCCGAAATGGTCTCGTTCTTGATCTAGCTCTACCACCATCCTCTTCAGGCCAGTGGTTTACTTCACTTTCTGTATTATCCAATCTAGCCATTCTAGCTTTGTACCGTTCGTCGGACTCATTGGGATACGGAACACGTTGATCTCTCATTCAAAACATTCCCCTGTCTCTGCGTTGTATGCCATCTGTCCTGTCTTATGACTCCAGATGTTTCCTTCTACAACGTAGTATTTAGCCAACTGGCCCATCGTCATATATCTCCAAATTTCGCTAAGCGATGGACCATACTCCTCAATCAACTTTGGTAAAGTACCAGCAAAGTACGTACCAGCTTTGGGTGCAATTCTCTTGGCAGGCTGGATTGGAATTTCAACTGCATATGCTGACCGTTTCTGTGCTGCACGAAATCTGTCATGCCGCTTATCTGCCTCAGACTTATTGCGATTGATTTCATACCTATCAATCATCTCCTGTGTTACACCTTCAGGAGTAGAAGGCTTTTCCTTTACGGCTCCATCTACAGTATCCAAAACCTGATTTATCCTTGTTGCCATCGAATGAATTCCTCCAGTCCGTTATCTAATGATGGTGTGAACAATCTATACAATATAATCAATGGTGCCAGAAACATTATTAGCACCACTACTGCTATCTTCAGTTTTTTGCTTCTTTTTCTTTTCGTTGAAAACATTTCGTGTCTCCTTTACCGGCACTATCTTTAAGCCAATACGAGGGTCATTTAATCTAAGGCCTGTCTTTACCCTCCACATAATTCATATCCACATCTAGCATTGATGCAATGACCACAGCCATTCTCTAATACATATGACATATCACCGCATTTCGGACACGCCTGAAGGTTATCTAATTCTGCAGCGGGAATGGCAGAGTTAGGAACAGAGTCCTCGGGTTGTTGTTCGTCTGTGAATTTCTCCAATGCGATCGCTACCGCTCTTGGTACCGAATTGATTTGATGTCTTCTGCCAGCATCCTTATCATGCCAGAAAACTACTGCACCGGATGATTCAATTTTTCGTAGATCGTCAATAATAAAATCGACGCTATCTGCGTTCTTCATAAGAGCGCTAAGAAGAACAGTGATTGTCTGTAGCTCTGGGTTATCCTTACCATAGGATGATATGAATATCTCGAATGGCTTCTTAGGATCATGAGGGCTTGGGTTGATTGTAATGTATAGCTTTTCATCACCAGAACCAGATGGGATTTTATAGGTCACACCTCTGAGCTCTATTGGGCGTTTTGGCTTTCCTTTTGGTTTCTCCTCAACAGAAGGGCTATCGTCATTTTTGATCAAAACACCCTCCCTAGACCCGTCTCTATACACGGTTATTGACTTTAAACCGCTCTGCCATGCCAACCTATATATTTCACCCACGGTTTCAATTGGAGTGTCTTTAGAGAGATTTATCGTACTAGAGATTGAGTTGTCTACGTACCTTTGTATAGCTGCCTGTAAACCTATCCTATACTCTGGGTCTATGTCGTGGGCTGTTACTATATAGTCAGGTAGATTTTCATCGTCCATAAATCGTTCACTAATGATTCGTGGGTAGGTTTTGTATTCCTTGAATTTTTGACCATCCTGTTCACGGACTCTACGTGTATAGTGAGTTGCAAACAGAGGCTCTATTCCGGATGATACCTGAGCTATGATAGACCCTGATCCTACAGGAGCACAGGTAAGCAAGAATGAATTGCGGATACCTGTTTGATGAACCTTATCTGTCAGCTCCTGTCCTTGTGCATCCATCCACCGTGCTATGAATTCACTCTTCCACCCTTCGACTGTCCACCAAGGGAATGGACCTTTCTCTTCAGCCAATTCGACTGACGCTTCATAGGCCGCATCCCTATATGTAGACATAATAGACTCGATCATATTGATAGCCTCATCAGAATCATATTTGATTCTCATCTTAATGAAAGCGTCGCCGAGGCCAGTGATACCCAAACCAATTCGTCTTTCGTTAAGGGCCGTCTCCTCTTGTTGAGGTAAGGCATGTCTACCTTTATTCCAATCGATACAGTTATCAAGAAATCTAACAGCTACTCTAATATCATCTGCAAAGCGAGCGAAATTAAATATACCTGCAGCATCTTCGGTATCATTAACATATTTAGCCAAATTCATATGGCCCAATAAACAATTAGCATAAGGACCAAGAAACTGCTCACCACATGGATTGGTGGTTAGTGCTGGATTGATATAATGAAGAGCGTCGTTCTTCCTATGGTTATCTATAAAGAAGATACCAGGCTCTGCGTGTTCGTGTGCATTGGATACAATAGCGTCCCAGATCTTCTTTGCACTCACCTTTTTCTTTACAGTCGGGTTAGGTGAATCTACAGGGAAACGCTGTTCGTACTTCTTATCGTTTTCAAGGGCATCGAGAAATTCATCGGTAACATGGACCGAAATATTGGCATGCTCCACCATTTTGTAAAGATCATTGTAACCATGGTCCTCGCCTTCTACATACTTGATTTGACCTAAGATCTTCTTGATTGTGATGAATTCCAAAATATCCGGATGGTGGATATTCATGGTGATCATCAACGCTCCACGTCTTAGCTTCTGATGAACTGTATGAGTTGATCGAGACATGAGATCCATAAAGGAACAAGCACCAGGAGATTCACCACCGCTGTTCTTGACCGCAGATCCTCTGGGACGCAAAACGGAGATGTCAGTGCCAACGCCTCCTGTAGCTCTATAGGTGAGTGCTGACTCTTTGAGCCAATCATAGATTCCTTCAATCGAATCTTCCTTATGAGGAACTACATAACAGTTTGTACAGCTAACCTTTTCATCCCTACCAAGTGCATACATGATCCTACCACCTGGAATGAACTTGAAATCTTGCAGAAGACTATAGAAGTCGCGTGACCAAAGATCGCCGTCCTTTTCTATATTTGCAGCAGCATCAGCCAATCGATGCCACATGTCTTCAGGCGAGTTTTCATCATCCAATAGATATTTGTCAGCAAGAACATTTGCAGCTAATTCGTCCCCTCCATACCAGTCGAGTAGTCTTCGAATTCTATCTTCACTATTCACTCAATACTCTCCCTTAGTAGCGAACCATTTTCCTCGCCAATCAAATGTGACTGAGCCAATGTATGCCCGTTTAGCTTCTTTTCCGCACTTGGGGCAGTTACATGTTCTGCCGTGTTTTTCATACTGTGATATAGACATCGTCTTTTCGAAAGCGTGCTCACAACTCTGGCACTCGAACGGATAGACATTCACTTCTTCCTCGTTACTATATGGATCACATCTCTAGCACCTGTAGCATCATTGAATTTGAGCACTTCGAAATCTACTCTACGATGGCTGCTATACATTTCATGTCGTTCAGCAGCCTTAATGCATTCTTTAATAGCTTCGTCCTGAGTGATCTGACCTTTTTTCTTGTCACTGCCATAAGGGGCAGAGAACAACATTTCTACCTGGGTATCACCAGTGAATGTGTTCTCTACCGTTTTCATTAGTGTAAATCGCTCCGCCATTATGTCTTCTTACCTTTCAGGTTCCGCCAGATCTGCTTACCTGCATCAGGGTTATCGGAATCGAACGCACCTTGCAATGCTTCACCGAGTTCCTTTTCAGGTGCATCATTAACCATGATGTATGATTTTGAAGGATCAATCGTGACCGGCAATGCCATTCCATCATAACCAACTCTGTTCTTGGCAATATAGAGTGTGCCGGTTCCCTTTTCTCTATCAGCCATATTTCTGGAGAATGTAGCTACAAAGTCAGAGATTTGTGCCTTGCTAATAGCTTCACCCATCTTATCCAGTGTAATGATCTGATCAGAGAAGCCATCTCTATTAGCCTGAGTAGCAGTCCAAATAGGAAGCTTCAGTTTCATACCCAAAGCTCTCAGATCTTCGTAGATGGCTTCCAACTCAAAACGCTTCTGTTCATACTGCTTCCTTGATCTCATCAAATCTGCATAGTCAATGATGACCACACCAGGCTTGAAACCCATAGCTCTGAGTCTACCAAGGTGAACTTCGATTGTGTTGGATGACGCTGTCTTGGTTGGGAACTCCTTAATGACAAGTCTGCCACCATTGAATTCCTTGAGTCTTCCTTCGACCATATTAGCGTTGTCTGGAATATCCTTCATTCCAACACCAGTGATTCTGGCATCATATCTATTACCAATATTGATTTCTGATAGCTCGAGTGAATAATGTACTACATCCATAGCAGCTGACATAGCACCATAACCCACATTCACCAACAGATGACTCTTTCCTATACCAGCAGGAGCCATAAACACACCAAGCTCACCTGCGCCAAGGCCTCCATCCATAACACTGGAGTTATCAAGGGCTGGCCAGCCGGTTGGAGCACATTTGCGTATTCGCTTTTTGGCTCTGTCTCTAATTGATTCTTCTTGAAAATACTCGTGACCGGTATCTATTTTTGTCGCGGCCTTGAGTGCATCTTCCATTCTCTTAGGAATGGCATCATGTTTGCCGGCATTCAATAGTTCTACACAGTCTAGAATTGCTGCTTCCATCGATTTGTTACTACAGAATTCGAAAGCCTTTTCTTTCGCCTGAACGATTTCAGATACGTTAACTTTCTTTGCGATGTCAAACAGAAGTGCAGTAACCTCTGTCTTTTTTTCGTCTTTAAGGGCCGACAACTCAACCTTAAGCAAGTTGAGAGTCGGTATATCAGAGTGCTTCTGGTATAATGATACAACTGTCTTCCATACGGTTTCGTGAGGTTCGCTAGGAAAATATTCAGGCTTAAGTATTTCGAAAACGCTTTCGAAAAATTCCTGATCTGTTATAGCGCCTTGCAAAACCCTTGTTTGAAACAGTTTACCAAAAAAGCCAAAGGACTCCTCAGCTGAATACTGCATTAATTTCTCCTTAGCCTATTTCAACTTTTTCTGGACGTATTCTTTGGAAGGTCTCGGTCCACGAATCGATCCTTCGTGGTGAGATGTTCTCCTTGACCAATGTAAGACGGAACTTCATGGGATTAAACCGAGGGACGTAAGTGGTAAGCGAGGCCTGAATATCATCAACGGACTTGAGGCTAATGTCCGGGTCCAGAAGCTGGACGAGGTCTTGATTCCTAAGCATAAGTGCGGTGTTCTCTTCGATAAGATACTTCTTATACTTCGTACCACCGGGCTGCTCAGAGCGTTCTTTTGCCACTTCCACAATATCGCTAGTGGAATAAATATGGCCATCGGCTTTGAGAGAATCCAAGAATGGGAAATCTCTTAGCAAAGTTTTTTCACCGACCCCTTTGATACCTGAAATATTGTCGGAAGCGTCGCCTCCAACAACTTTCGTAAGCATATAATTACCCGGATGGCACTTCAGTAGATCCTCCTGTTCACCATTTCCAGCGTGGTATGTACCGATACCAAATTGTCCTGGTTCGTACTCAGTCATACGAATTATCTCACCTTCCTTGTTCACTTTTTTTCTTATAGGACGGAAGATGGTTGTATGCTCATCGAGTAATTGCCAATAGTCTCGGTCACAAGTAACCATGATTTTCGTACAACCGGTGAAGTTCCTCGTAGCTACATAAGCTATTACATCATCAGCTTCCAGGAAGTCGATCGATGATTGGAACACCGGAAGATGCTGCAAAGCGGCTCTTAATACACTGGCCTGTCTAGAGAAAGCCTCCTTCTCATCCTCCTCGGACTTATCGAAATGGCCTCTATTGAAACCTCTGAATGTCCTCCCAGCCTTATACTCAGGGTTCAACTTCTTTCGCTTCTTGGTTGACCCTTTCCCCTCCCAAGCGCAATAGACTACATCAGGCTTGAATCGTTCACAAACGGAACGTAAGGATTGAAGGCTACCAAAGATACCTCCTACGTGTTCACCATTATCATTTGTGAAGTTGAGTGAACTGAAGTTTCTTACGAACATGTTCATTACATCAATGAACAGAATAACTGGTTTGTCTTTGCTCATTTGATCCCCTGCATAAAGATATGCCAGACCAATGGTCTGTCTGATTCGTGAATTGTTCCTACGTATATAAGTGGAGCATCAGGCATTGGATGGCCAGTTCCTATAACAAAGAATTCATAAGGCATCATCAATATCTCATCCGGATCTACAATAGCCCACATATAAGGCACACCAGATTGCTCAGCCACTGTAATAGGCTGTGCACCAATTGGCAGGTTGAGAGTGAATTCATCGGTGATTGGAAATTGGTACTTGAAGATTTTCTTCATATCGGATGTACCTCAGCTTCCTTACCCTTACTCTTGGCATACTTGATAGTCGCTATCGCTCCGCCACCATCTCTACCAAAGAATGGAAACCCAAGAAGTTTGACGGAGTGATTGACCATGTATTCATTTCTGTTATGATATGCTCGCCAGCCATTGGATTGTACAATTGGCATACGGAGCTGGATGATCTTGTCTGCGCAACGAATCGTAGTATTCCTACATTGAGCATTTGGTGCATGCTCCATAGTGTCTGGATACACCACTACCAATTCAGGAATGACTCGTGAATTTTTATCATCGACTTTTGCGATGGTCTTCATCGTCCTGCAGATCTTGAGAGCTTCTGTATCAACCCCTACAGCTCCACCGAAATAGATCCGATAGTATCCAAGGAAGTTCTGCTCTAAGACTGAAATAAGGAACTCCTCCCTGTCAGGCGAGAAGTCCCTTGTACCTGTAATTGCTAAATTATATGCCACCGGGAAAACCTTTCGTCTGTTGCCGTAAAGCATCCATAAATTCGTCGGGCGATAACTATGGCTGATTTTCAACCTGATCATTTGATTTGTTTTCAGGAGCAAGCGGCCTGGTTCTCTCTATGCGTATCTCTTCTGTATCATAGTCGTACCCAACCATGATCATGTATTCACCATTGGCTGTTTTCCAATATGCGTATTCACCTGCTATTTTATGTGTATATCCTTCCAGCACTGCTTGCTCCTGAAATTTCTGCCATGCTATCTTTAGTGCTTTTCTCTTTTGTGATTTATTCATAGTCCGGCATGGGGAGTTAATTTTCGTGTCTACTTATTGATTAGAAGAATGTTCTTGAAAGAACATTGTTGATTTGGTTGAGCTGAGCCCTGTAATATGCGACTCTATCCTTTGCGCTTCGGTCGGTGTCTCCATACCTTGGCTGTGCGGCACCTCTCATCTTCGATTCGAGGGCATACTTCTCAGCCTGCAATGTGCCGAGCGCTGTTGCTACTTCATTCTTCATCCATGGTGTTGCCATATTCTATACTCCTCGTAAAATGTTAGCAACCCCATGCCGGACTATGATTATAATCAACTACATGACGAAGTTATACCTCTTCGTCTCCTTCGAGCTCTTCGACGGTGAAGTCCTCGTTTCGCTTTGAAGGATCTTGCTCTACATACATCTCTTCCTTAAGTCGCTTCTTCAGCCATTCCTTGAGCTTGGGTTCTTTCTCAAGATACTCAGAAAGCTTCTTCGATCTGAACTCATGTGTTTGCCCCTCAAATTCTATACTACTCTTGAGGTTGTTCATCTTCTTGGCAATTTTGAATTCGATCAAGGGCTCCAACCAAGTATCCTCATCTACTACACCCTTATCAAAGTATACGCTGAACTTGCATTCTCTATGTGGAGGACCCATCCTGTTCTTATTCACCTTCGCTTTGACCACGGCTCCAATAACATCCTTGTCGGCCTTGATCTTACCACCCGAAAGTAAACGTACTCTTACTGATGAGAAGAATGGTATTGCTTTTCCACCTGGAGTTGTCATAGGGTCACCGAACATAGCTGAACTGCCTATCTTCATTCTCACCTGATTGAGGAATACCATCGCGAACCTTTGTTTGTTCACGAATCCGATGATCTTCCTTAATCCCTGACCAATAAGTCTGGCCTGAAGGCCTATAGTAGCGTCTCCATAATCCCCTTCGATTTCAGCCTTTGTTGAAGTGGCTGCTACCGAATCCCATACGACTGTTACCAGTTGCTTCTTGTTATCCTCCCTTACTCTCCTAACCACCGATTCGATTACATCGAATACCTCTTCCGTGGTTTGTACTGGACAGTAGATCAAATTCTTGCCCATTTTCAAACCAAGCATGTTGAGGAACTTCAGGTTAACAGAGTTTTCTGAATCAATCAGGACACAGATGCCACCTTTTTCTTGGCAGTCCTTCATGACCATGTATGCGACAAGTGATTTGCCTGTTGCTTCCTCACCCCAGATCTCTGTGAGTCTACCAACAGGAATACCACCAGTTGCATTGGGGTCATTCGCAATGCAAGCATCAAGGAGCGTTGAACCTGTGCTCAACCACTCCGTGACCTCTTGCACTTCGGTATCACCTCTACCGAGAATGTAGGCTACGTTCCCTGTAGCCTTTTTCAAGTCATCGACTATAAGATCAAGAGCTAGATCACCTTTGGACTCATCGTCATCAGTGTAGTCTTCATCGATAACTTTCTTTTTTCCCATTTACTCTTCCTCGTCTTCAGTCTCACTATCTCCAAGTCCGATTTCGGCGAACTGATCATCAACGCTCTTGGTGTCAGGTGTCTCTTCACTAGTATCAGTGTCGAAAGTCTTTACTGTACCAACGTCGGAATCGTTATTGGTGTCTGACTGTGAATTTGGATTGAGAAACTTCTCGAGTGCCGTCTCCATGTCGGAGGTTTTCTTCGGCTTAAAGATCTCGTTGATGTCGGGACATGAATCCACGACCTCATCGATCTTAGCCTTGTCCTTTACTAGCGGCGAAGGCTTAAGGGCAGTGCTGAGTGACTTGACCATGAAGCGGTTATTCATACCCTTCCAATTGTCGATCGTAACCTTCAGATCGAGACCGGAGTGAGCATCGGTAACATCGACATCTTCCTCTGCTGCAGCTACGATCTGGTTGAGAATATCTTCATAGGTCTTAGGTGCGACACCCCAAAAACGAATGCCCTGATCTTCTTCTCCGCGTAGGAGAATAGGAACATAGATTCTCTGCTTAGGCATGAGTGACTTGAAGATTTCCTTGAGGGCGTCATTTTCTTTGTTCGACTCCTCATAGGCTCTCCACGCTTCACTAGCACCTTCACAGATGGGACAACTGGCGTCATCCATCTTCTTTGGGCACAGAAAGTTCTGACCGCCGATTCCATAATGGAACCAGAGTTCTCTAAGCGGCATATCTGTATCGTGTTTGTATGGGGTAATACGGACGTTGTGGTTTCCTTTGGGGAGTTTCACGAGCTGTGATTGACCTCCACCGCCACCTTGTTCAGCCATATTGTTAAGCGCACTGCGAATCTTACTTAAATCCATTGCGGTTCTCCTTAGTTAATCCATTGCGGTTACTACTTCACGTTACTACAATAGCTGATAATACATAGCAGGTCCTACTTATACTTCCGGTACTATATAAATATCATTCAACACCAGGAACCATCTCCCTCTTGTCATGCCAATAAGTCTTCCGTGGCGTCTCTATAGAGTAAGAGTTTTGATCGAGAACCTCTAATAACCTCTTTGCCAAAATAACAGCTTTTATTAGTACATCATATTTATCACATTGATATTTTGGATAGTTAATGAGCTGGATACAAAAACCAGATTCACTCCCTCCAGTATAAATGTAGTACGATTCATATATCCTTACACATAACCCAACTTTATCACAATATGCTCTGCATTCATTGGCTGCCAGGTCGACATCTCCAGCCATATAGATTTTTGCATAGTACGTATTACAAGACCTGTCCATAATGTACCTCCATGTTTCCATACAGACTTCAAAGTTCAGAGCGGCTTAACGCTGAGAAACGGGGGTAAAATCCGGGTTCTCGAGCGGGTTTTTGCATACTAAAAAGGGCCAAGGGGATTAACTCTTTCCCCCTGACCCTGGACTGCTTTATGTGTTTAGAGCTACTTCACATTGATAAATGGAATAGCTCCACCTTCACCGGTCACAGTATTGTTTCATCTATACCTACATCTTGCGATTGCCTTCCTTACATGGTTGATGACAACTGTAGTATGCGCTCTTCTCTTTCGACCATTAGCTTGTAAACGATAGATATGCTTTTTCTGAATTTTCAATGGAACCACCTTTTCACTCTTCGTGGAAGATCGAAATTGTCAAGATGAGATTGGTCAATACCAACCACATTAACAATGAATTCAAGTAGTGCTTTCAATTCCTTTTTCGTTGCATCGCGAGGGATAAGAAGATCACGCTCTTTTCCATCATATAAACTATGGTTATGTAGACCGAGACCATGAAGACCGTCTACAGCATCTGCCAAATCATCTTCAGCTTCATCATCGTATTCGTCATCATATTCATCCTCTTCTTCCATCATCTGCAACATTCTTTCGGTGAGTTCATCTACTTCTTCATCTTCATAAAGAGCACTGTCATCATCATCATCATCATACTCACCGTTCTCTTCGTCGTAGTCGACTTCTTCATCAACATTTACTGTAGGACGCAATACTCCAGGTGCTACCTCTTCTTCCTCTTCTGGAGGTGAGCAATAGATTTCATCTGATTCGTCTTCATGAGAGAGTAATGCATCAACTTCTTTTTGTGATAGGATGTCACCCACGTTTGTTCTCCTTATAGTAATTGTTCCGATAAATAGCCAGTTGTGTAGAGTGATCAGAGAAAAAGATCAACACAAGTTCTGGATTTTTCCAGTGGATTCTCCACTCAATACTTTAGCCTTGCGCACTTGATACTTGAACCGGCATTATTTATCGACATTGCCGTATGTCTTAAACTTGAGCGCTTAAGGCTTGAGACTTTATAGGTTGCCCTAACGGGCTGCATTATATAGTCTATTATATAGAGTTCCATTCTATCGCTGATGGAGCGCGTTTCCCTATTTCCTCCTGTTTACATCTACGAAACAATCGATATGTTAAAACCCGATTACGTCTGTGGTCGCGTTGACCACTTCAAGAGTTCCATCAATTGACTCGATGCGATCTCTATGAGCAGCCAGATTACGCATCCTATCCTTTTCATCGTAATACCTCACGATCTGAACAGACAGCTCACCAGGACGGTCCTGGCCTCGAAGGCGATGCTGACCTTCCTTATCATTGAGAGCCATAAGAGACTCGGTCTGCATCTTGCCCAACTTGCGGCGAATAACCAACCACTCGCTGACAGTTTTGGTCACACCACCAATTGTTACGATGGTGGCAAGGTTGGTCTTTTCCAACCCAGTCTTAAGATCCAAATACCGATTGAACAAATCGGTGTTGGCCTGCAGGAGCGAAGTGACCTCAGTCATCTGCTCGCGTTCAGAACCCATGATTGGCTTTTCAATGCTTGTACCAGAAGCCAACCTGGTGATTTCCGCGTTATTGTGGTTCGTCTTCTTTTCGATGATTCGAAGTTCCTTGAGCGCCTGAACAACTTTAAGTGCCATTGAGCACCTCCTTATGTGGGTGTGTTTTCCTATTGTCTTGCAAATATAAGACGCACACCCAGAAAATTAAACCACCTTAAAAATCGCCTTTGAGAAAAGCCTGAATTGATCCAGGTGCTCTATCGTCAACATAGAGATTCGCAAAGATCTTAGGACCATTAAGCTGCGTAACGGCCCAACCTATATTTTCATTCACGGCTGATAGAAGTATGCCTGATTTTCTACATGCCGCCAAGGCCGGGATGAGTGCATCTGCATGACGGCAAGTCCATAAGATTAGATCTGCTCCGGCCCTTTGAATTTCTATCGCTCTTTCTATGACCGGAGTTATAGGAGCACCTACAGCTGGAAATGGTTCCGTATCTGAATGCTCGAATAGTGTACCATCGAAATCTAGTGCTATAATGAAGCGGTGCCTGCTACTACTCATCGTCGTAATCATCCATCAATTCTTGCAAATCATCTTCAAGTTCTTGCTCAGCGATAGCTTCGGCATCATAATTCCTGAGCTTCATTCTTGTCTTTTGCCTTTTCACGTGATTCTCTTTCTTAAGGTGCTTCCTTGATCTTTTTGCAGGGTCGATTAAGTTCTGATCTCTCTTACGTCTTGTTCGAGACATGATATCTCTCCTTACCAAACTTCTTCGTTATTGCCAGGGCCCACCACTTCATCTACGAAACCAAGCTTTACAGCTTCTTTCGCGCCGATGTACCACTCTCTGTCAGTACGAATCTTTCTTTTGATAGTCGCTTTCTTGACAGTCCCATTAGAGCGAGACGCAAACCAATCGATCAAATCGTTTTCATAGCCATCCAAAAGCTTCACATATGACTTAATCGTCGATATATCCATTTCATCGCCAGCTCCTGCCTTGGCATCATGGAGCATAAATACCGTACTGGGAAAGCAACGTCTTACATGACCAGCTTCAAACAAAACAAAGGCCGATGAAAAACAATACGCTGTTCCTATGGTGACTACTGGTGTAGGACAGGAGATGAT